CAGCCACTCAAGTGTTAGAAACAACTGTAATAGAAAGAGAAATCGATACCTCTTCTACTACGGTATCATTATCAGTATTCTCGCAATAGGAACACCTAGTTATGCTGAAGAGGGAGAAACCAATAACACTTCCAATCCTGTGGCAGCGGCTACAGGAAACGTTACAAATCAAGCCGTCCAGTTCCAGAATAACGGAGCCCCTTCGCGTCAGGTACTCGGACCAAACATAAGTTGTAACGGAGCTACAATGACCTTTAGCCCATTCTATATGGGCAATCATACCACTCCATTTGACGATCATATGGAGCAGCAAAGCTATACAGTAGCTGAGAACTGGGGTGGACAGATTAACTTCATGGTGCCCCTTGATGGTTCTATCTTAGAACGTTGTAAGTCTATTGGTAAGAGACAAGAAGAGAAAATGAAGCTCGACTATGAATTAGTTAGAGTCAAGAATTGTGCAGAATTACAGCAGAAAGGTTTCATGATACGTCCTAACACACGTGTATATAAGATGTGTAGTGATGTAATACCTATCTCTGGATTCCTTAAAGAAGTTGCCGCAGCTAAAGCTAAAGCAAACCCACCGCCACCTAAGAAATGGTGGCAGAAACTTAACCCCTTTTAAAACAATGCCCTGGAAACAAGAAAACCCATTGTCTAATGCTCAGAAAGCACACTTAGAACAGGATGAAGTTGCTGTAAAAGCAGCTAAACCTAAAGAAAAAAAAGAAACCACTACCACTAAATCAGAATGATTATCCTAATTAAACCAATTCTATTTGCATTCATCAAATCCACTGCAGTTAAGCAATTAATTGTCGATCTTTTAGAAGGTTTAGTGTCTTCCACTGAGAACACCCTAGACGACAAAGCAGTTGCACTAATCAAACAATCACTATTCCCTGGAGAAAAGTAAATGGCAAGCACTGTAAACATGGATGATAGAAAGAAGACTAATTCAATAGGTGAAAGACAGAGGAATAAATTAGCTAAGACGTATGAAAATCCTGGTGATGGTTCCATACCTGGTAGATATGAGGATGAATCTCTTCCAGAGTATATCAAAAGAAGAAACAAAGGTTTAACAGATGCTATGAATAGCTAATTATAGTAAACTATACAGTATATAGTATAAAAACATGAACAAAGCCAATGAACAGCAGTTTAATGAACTGCATAGTCTCGTTACCACTGAATTCCTCAAACGAGTTAAGGCTGGTGAGGCTACAACCCAAGATCTGAAGGCTGCTTGTGATTGGCTTAAAACAAACGATATCACAGGTATTGCTATGGAGGGCAGTCCTCTCGACAAACTGAATAAAATTCTACCTAAAGTTGACCCAGAACTCGTACATCGGAGGCTATATGGCACCAAAACGAGCGTCTAAGCCTGGTAGAACCTCGCGTTACTATCAATCGAAGAAAGGACGGAAGTCCTACGCAAAACAGAAGCGAAAGCAGAAGAAGATCAATAGTACTAAAGGTAAGAAGGAATACCGCAGGAAGCTTGCGATTGCTCGTAGGAAGCGCGGTATTATGGGTAAAGGTGGAAAGGATGTCAGCCATATCAGACGCGGTGGTAATCGCACTAAACTTGAAATACCTAAAAAGAATCGCGCCAGAGGAGGGGCTAAACGGAAGTAATGAGTAAATACGCATACAAAAGAGTTGGTGGTAAATGGCAACTCATTGAACGTAAAACTAATCGTGTAGTACCTGTAGGTGAGCGTCCTACAAACTGGTTTAAACAAATCGGTAAAGGTATTAAAAAAGTTTATGATGCTACAGAAGGTAAACGTCAGAAGTTAAAACGTGAAGTTACAGATAAAGCTTTAGCTTATACAGGTAACCAAACAAAAGGATTAACAGATAAACTTGTCTGGGATGAAAGAACTTTAGCTGGAGGAGAGCTTTACGATGCAAAGCGTGGTCCATTAACTATTAGCCAAGCTAAAAAACTAGAAAGAGAAAACTTAGCTATTTATAAAAGAGATCAAGCTTATAATGCCTTACTAAAACAACAACAAACTGCTGCTGATTATTTCACTAAACCTAGTAAAACAACTGCTGATATAGCTAATCAAACTGCTAAAGAACAAGGAGCTGAATTTTTACCTGTTAAATATGATGGTTCTGATGTATCAGATAAGGAAAAACTACTGAGAAGCCTGCCTGGTGGATATGATTTAGGTACTATCTCTCAAGGTGGGAATAAAATAGTCAATTTAGATCATAATATTGGAGGTGATGAGAAGTTAACACCTGTATCTGGTAAAGGTGTGGAGTCGTTAAAAATCTCTGAAGATCCCAAACTCAAACGTGCTAAACTCTTAGTAAAAAGACATGCTTCTGGTAAGAACTCTGTAGCATTACAAAAGGCTAAACTCTATATACGTGAGCATGAGGGGTAGGTATGGCAGAAGATAAATCTTTAAGAGAGCAATTCTTCATAGGTCGTGATAGAAAGTCAACTCTCAACTTAAATGAACTGAAATACTCCCCTGCTGAACTTGACGGTCTTTATAAACAATTCAATGCTCCATCAAATAAGGGAGTTGGTTTTAGAAAAACAGTAAGTCAGGATGTTAATTTAGAAGGACATGGTGAAGGGCGTCTGGTTATAGAAGATGCTTCACCAAGTTTAATTTCTGAAAAAGGTAAGGAGTCAGTTAGATTTATACCTAAAGATGAGGACTTCGATAAAGCACAATCTAATAAAGCAACTGCCTTAATGATAGGTGCTAATCTACCTGCTATAGCATCTCCGGTTGCACAAGCTTATGCTGGTAGAGGGAATCTTCGTGCTAATTTATTGTTGAATCAAAGAAATTTGAAGATGCAGAATTTAGCTAAAACGTTTTCAGATACTTCTCATAACTTATATTCAGGTGTACCGTTACCTAAAGCTTTACAAGGATCTCCAATACAAAACCCGAAGGTTGGTAGTGCTCTAGCAATACGACAACCTACTATTAAAGATTGGGATCCTTCAACACATGGAGTCAACCCACAAGGATATCCTAAATCACATTTCCGTGATTATTTAAAATATAGAAAAGGTAAAAACTTCCCTAAAGAAGGTGAAAAAGGTTTCTTACCATTCCCAGCTATTTACCAAGATTATATAAGCACCTATGGTGATAGAACATTCCAAGGTGAATTATATCGTGCTAAAACAAGTAAAGGTGCTATTTCTATTAGTACAGCAGCTTCTAGAAAAAAACACTCAGAAACTTGGACTCAAACACGTCTAGAAAATATTGAATTTAATCCAAATAAAAGCACGTTAAAAGCTTTTAATAATTTAAAGTCACTAGTTTCTACAAACAATAAAAAGGAAGGATTTTCTGGAGGCACATCTGGTTGGATTGTAGAACATAATATACCAGCTAAGAGTAGATATTGGAAAGTAAACTCAGGTAAAGAAATGGGCTGGAATTCAGATCCTAATAATACATTTGCTTGGAGAGAACCAGCTAAGGTCACATATAAAGGAGCAGTAGAAAAACACTTATTCAGTAAGAATAAATTCCCAGGCGAACCTTATGCAAGTAGAGTAGATCGAAATACTAATGAAATGGTTATGATACATATTGATAGTAATAGAGAAATGGGTCGTTGGCAAATTGGTTCTGAAGATTTTAGAAAAATAATCCAACAGATAATTAAAAAAGATTTCTACAATAAAAAGGTAGGAGTAGAACCTAAGTCAGCAAATTTTAATCAACCCACTAAGTCAGTTGAACCAGCTTGGTCTGGTATAGCTAAAAAAAGTGTTGATGCAAGCAAACGACTTAAGTGGGATGAAGCCGTATGGCGTGATAGTAATACTCAATTCACTTGGAGTCGTTCAGACAACAGTGGATATATAGATATTATTAGAGACACATATGCTGGTAAAGACTTTTACTCTATTAAAAACAAATTCTTTCAACAAATAGAAGGTCTACCATCAGGTACTAATTGGAGATTATCTGCTAACACTACACAAAAATACGGTTTATATAAGTGGATGACTAGGAATGATCCTAGATTTACTCCAGGTGGTGATACCAAAATGCTTACACAAAGAGGTATTGACCATATTGACTTAAAGATACCATGAAAGATACCTTAACCGCCCTACAAGATGACTTTAAGCTGTTCCTACAAGCACTGTGGGAGCAGCTAGACCTTCCATCCCCTACAAGAGCTCAGTATGCTATAGCAGATTACTTACAATATGGACCAAAAAGATTACAGATCCAAGCCTTTAGAGGTGTTGGTAAATCTTGGATTACTGGTGCTTTTGTGTTATGGACACTATTTAACGATAAAGAAAGAAAAATAATGATTATCTCTGCGTCTAAAGAACGTGCAGATAACATGTCAATCTTCCTACAAAAACTTATTATTGAAACCCCATGGCTATCTCATCTTCAACCGAAATCAGACGACTCTCGCTGGAGTCGCATCAGCTTCGACGTCGCCTGTTCACCTCACCAAGCCCCAAGCGTAAAGTCGGTGGGCATAACTGGTCAGCTAACAGGAAGTCGCGCAGATTTGATGATTTTGGACGACATAGAGGTACCTGGAAACTCCAT